CCTGTGAAAACCAGTGGCACACCTTGGGGTCAAGCATGAAGCTAGAGCTAGACGTAAACGAGATCAACTTTGTATTGCAGACCCTTGGCGAACTACCAAGCAAGTCAGGAGTGTGGCCTTTGATTCTCAAGATCAAGGAACAGGCTGATAAGCAATTACCTAAAGAAGCACCAACGGAGTGAAGTCATGGAAAACGAAGTCACCCACAAACAGATCTACGAAAGACTGCTTGCAGTCGAAACTAAGGTAGATACTATAGACACGAACACCAAAGGTCTTGTAGAGGCTATACACGCCTTGGATGGGGCTTTTAAAGTTCTCGGATGGGTGGCCTCTGCCGCTAAACCTATTCTGTGGGTTGGTGGATTGATTATGGCAGCGGGTGCTATCTGGCAAACATGGATTAAGAAGTAATGTCTGGGAAGCAACAACTTGATATGCCACCAGTTCCTAATTTGGGAACTTCTGGTGTTGCTTACTCTCAAGATGTTCAAAATCAGAACAACAATGCATTGAGAACATTCTTTATTAAGTTGGTCAATGCTATCCAATCCATCACTTCTCGCATGGGTGGAAAGTACATCAATTTTCCTTATGGTGCGTTTCAAGACTCTACAGACCAAGTAGCCGCCAATACGACAACTGCCTATGCGATAACCTTTGACACGACAGACTTTAGTAATGGAGTAACCCTGTCAAACTCTTCTAGGCTAAATGTTGTCACTGCGGGGCTGTATAACTGCCAGTTCTCCATTCAATTTAAGAACACCACTGCTGACACTCAAGATGTAGATATTTGGTTTAGAAAGAATGGTACAAACATTGACAAATCCAACAGTAGATTTGGTTTAGCGCCTAGAAAATCAGCGGGTGATCCATTCCACATTATTGGGGCTATGAATTTCTTTGTTGATATGGCAGAAAATGACTATATTGAGATCATGTGGCGGCCTACCAATACAGGACTTAGCATTGAGCATTATGCAGCAAGCACAACTCCAACAAGACCCTTAATTCCTAGTGTTATTGTTACAATGAGCTTTGTTTCTAACATACCAACCTGATTGACAAAGTATGGCCTACATTCCACTCCAAATTCCTCCAGGTGTCTTTAAGAATGGTACGGAGTATCAATCTAAAGGTCGTTGGAACAATTCAAACTTAGTTCGTTGGTTTGAGGGAACTATTCGTCCTGTCGGTGGATGGAGAAAGCGCACAGAAACTCAATTATCAGGAAAAGCTAGGGGTTTAATTAATTGGCGCGACAACTCTAATAACCGAAGGATTGCCATTGGCACTCATTCAAAGTTATATGTATTGAGCGAAAGTAATACATTAACTGACATTACTCCCGCCACATTTACTGTTGGTGATGCTGATGCCGTACAAAAGATTGGTTATGGCTATAGCACTTATGGCAGTTTTGCCTATGGTGTTGCTAGACCAGACTTGGGATCTGTTACTCCCGCTACTACATGGTCTTTGGACACGTGGGGCGAGTACCTAGTTGGTTGCTCATCTAAGGATGGGAAACTAGTTGAATGGCAATTAGACCCTGCGGTAGACGCTGCCGCTCTAACAAATGCTCCTACAGGAAATACAGGTCTTGTTGTCACTCAGGAACGCTTTGTGTTTGCCTTGGGTGCGGGTGGCAATCCACGTAAAGTACAGTGGTGTGACCAAGAGAATAATACTGTTTGGACTCCTTTGGCTACAAACCAAGCGGGTGACTTTGAACTAACTACTGTAGGATCTTTACAATGTGCCAAGCGAATCCGTGGAACTACTATTCTGTTCACAGATGTGGATGTCCACACTGCAACTTATATTGGCCCTCCTTATATTTACAGTTTTGAGCGTGTTGGCACTGGTTGTGGAGTTATCTCTAAACAATCAGTAGCCGCTACTGACAATGCCTGTATCTGGATGGCTGGATCAGGCTTCTGGATATTTGATGGTTTTGTTAAGCCTTTGCCTTCTGATGTATCAGATTACGTCTATAGCAACCTAAACACTACTCAGGCATCTAAGATCTACTGCGTCCATAACTCAGCTTATGGTGAGATCTGGTGGTATTACCCAAGTCTTTCAAGTAATGAAAATGACTCCTACGTCACCTATAACTATCGTGAAGGCCACTGGGCTATTGGTACGTTAATACGTACGTGCGGTACTGATAAAGGCATCTTTAGCAATCCTATTCTGGTGGATGCTGATGGCTATATCTACGAACATGAAGTAGGTAATAACTATGATTCTCAGACACTTTATGCTGAGTCTGGACCAGTTGAGTTAGGTAATGGAGACAGGGTAATGAGTCTTACAGGATTGATTCCTGATGAAAAGACTGCGGGTGATGTAACCGCCAGTTTCAGTACCAAGTTTTACCCAAATACAACCAAATATAGCTATGGTCCATATACCCTATCTTCTCCTACTTCAGTTCGTTTAACTGGTAGACAGATAGCTGTAAAGATTCAGGGTAGTGCCTTAACTGATTGGCGAGTAGGTGTGATTAGATTTGATGGGAAAGCTGGAAGCATGAGATGATAGATTGCAGTAGTTTTACTGAGAATGGGGATCCTAAATGGTGGGTTCCTTATTTTCTGGAAAGTGAGCAATTATTATTAAATGCGCTAGAATATGGTGACGGAACGCATAGTCTTGAGGATGTCGCAATGGCCCTCAATAAAGATGAAATGCAATTTTGGCCTGGTGTTAACACCGCCCTCGTCACCGAAATAGTCAACTATCCCCAGAAGAAAATAATCCATGTATTCCTAGCGGCAGGGGATATGAACGAAGTTATCAGAATACTTCCTTTCATTGAAGAGCATGGGAAAAAAGAAGGTTGCGTTCAGTTAGCAATGACGGGACGCAAGGGTTGGGAAAAGGTTATGGACAAGATCTATAAATTGCAAACACACGTTTATTTGAGTACGGAGATATAAGATGAGTCGATCAAAAACAACCAACACATCATCATCACAGCTTGACCCTGCGATGAGGGATAAGTTTCTGCAAAACACAGATCGTGCTACTGGTGTTGCGGAAAGATTGGGCGCTAGAGAGTTTGCGGGATTTACTCCTGACCAATATGAGTCTTTTGAGCAAACCCGTCAATTTGCCGATCCCAATAGCCGACAAATGCAACAGGTTGGTACAGCCGCCAATATTGCAGAAAGATCGGGTGGATATCAACCAGAGCGAGTTCGTGCGGGTTCTTTATTGGGCCAAGATATTGGTGCGTACATGAACCCATTTACACAAAATGTTACAGAGCAAGGTTTAAGAGATATCAATCGTTCTAGACAAATAGAGCAAACAAGAACAGCCGCTGGCGCTACTGCTGCCAAGGCTTTTGGTGGATCTCGCCAAGGTGTTGCAGAAGCAGAGACTAATCGTGCTTATGATGAGAATGCATTAAGGTTTGTTGGTACACAGAATGCTGAAGCCTTTAGATCCGCTCAAGCGGGTGCTGAAGCTGATTTGAGACGTCAAATGGAAGCTAGGTTGGCAAACCAAGGCGCGGGCTTACAAGCAAATGCACAGCGTACTACTGCGGCTGGTACGCTTGCTAATATTGGCGCTCAAGGTCAAACAATGGGCTTCCAAGGCGCTCAACAACTTGCCCAACAAGGCGGTATGCAACAGCAGTTCTCTCAGCAACAACTAGATGCACTGCGTAACTTGCCATTGGAACAACAACAGATCATTAACCAATCTTTGGGTATCAATGTTGGTGGTGGCTCTGGTATGCAGAGCTCATCAAGTGGTCGTGGCTCTAGCTACAGGCTAATGTAAGGAATTATTATGGAACTCCTTTTAAACAAACAGGCTCTTAAAGGTCTGAGCGAAGAAGATCAAGCGGCAGTTAAAGATCAGGCGCTTGGTCAGTTTCTGTTGGGTAGTATTTTTGGTGGGCAAGGTATTGCTTCTGGCTATCAGGCTGTACAGAACATCATTCCATCATTGCAACAACAAAGACAACAACAAGGCTTATTAAAAGAGGTTGCCAGTATTCAAGAGAAGTATTTTCCAAATGAGCAACAAGAGACAAGACAAGCTCTTAATACCAATCTTGGAAGAGATCGACTTGCATCAAACCCATACTCTTTGACCACATCTTTAGGCTTGCCACAAGAGAATATTCAAGCACAGGGTAGGAATCAACCTATTGACTTTAATGCTGCGTTGAAAGATGTGGCTCGTTTATCTACTAATCCTAATGCCACCAAAATGCTTCCTGGCATTACTGAGGCATTTAAGAACTTACAACCTACTGTGCAAGCGGGTGGTTTAATAACAGATCCAAACAGAAATGTTACTGGTGGCTTGCCTCAGTATGACGCTCAAAGGGGATTGGTTTCAAGCCCAACAGTTAGGGGTGGAAATGTAGATTTCAACATTACTGCCGCGCCAGGTTATGCAAAAGCTGTTGAATCAAACTTAACTTATCAACCACAACCAGGTGAAGTCCCACTTTATGATAAAGCTGGTTATTTACGTGGTGTTGGACCAATGTTGGGTTCAGTTGAAAATTTACTCGCTCGTGAAAGAGCTAAAGCAGAAGGTGGAGCTTTTGGTATTCCTGAATCTGTGTTCAACCCACTAACACAGAGAAAAGAATTTAGATCTAGGGCTGATGTTTTGGGATTAAATACAACTCCAACAACAGGTGGCGCTCCTAGGTTGGGTGGGACAAATAAGGGTGGTGCTGCGGGTGGTTTTGCGGCTGAACCATCTGCATCTGAAAAAACACTTACCGAAACTGCTGACCTTAGATATAAAGCGTTTTCTAAAACAAGCCAAGATGCCGCAGACACTTCTGGCGGTAGAAAACTTGCCGCACAACAGTTATATGATTTATCAACAAGAATTGACAACAACAAATTAACTGGTATTCAAGCGGGTGTTTATGGCTATATGAATGCAATCCCAGGGGTTGGTAAATTCTTTGAGCAAGATATTACTGATGTAACCCGCATGAACCAAGCAATTGCTACTGCTCAGTTGGAAAAGACAGCGCAACAAAAAGGTGCTGCTTCTAACTTAGATCAACAAGTTATTGCTAGAGGTTATGCAACATTGACAGACCCTGCCACTGCAACACGTATGCTTGCCGCACAAGAATTGGCTTTGGCTGATAAAGATATTGCCCGTAATCAATTTGTTGAAGCTTACAAAGGCGATCCTGCAAAAATAGGTACAGCGTGGGATAAATCACCAGAGAATCAACCAATTTTTGAACATCCAAAATTTAAACAATTCTTGAATGAGCAAATTAGTAAAAATCCATCTGCACCAGTTTTACCCGCAGGATTTACTCTTGTGCAAGGCAAGTCTGGGAAATACGGAGTCAAAAGACCCGATGGAACAGTAATGCCAGTAGGTCAATAAAATGGCAACCAAAGACGAAATCTTTGCATTTGCTGTTAAAGAAGCAGAACTACAAGGAGTACCCACTTCTTTGGTTAGGAATGTTATTGAGGCAGAGTCTGGTGGTTCTTTTAACGCCATAGGTCCTAAAACAAGATTTGATGATCGTGCTTATGGACCCATGCAGTTAATGGGTGCTACTGCTAAAGATCTTGGTGTTAACAGGATGGATTGGCAAGATAACATCCGTGGTGGTGTTAAATATCTAAGTCAATTGTCTAACAGATTTCAAGATCCTACCTTGGTTGCTGCCGCTTATAACGCTGGCCCAGGTAATGTGGAAAAGTATGGTGGCGTTCCTCCGTTTAAAGAAACGCAAAACTACGTAAAGAAGGTGGTTGGTATGGCTAAAGACCCAGAAGATTGGAAGCCAGTATCTGGCATTGCACAACCAACACAAGACGCTACACAAGCGACAACAACAGGAGCTACTCAGCAAGCCTCATCTGGAGAGGATTGGACTCCTGTAACTGGTATTGGTGTTCCTACAACGCCACAGGTACAAACAGTACAACCAGTACAACTAGCAAGGACACAGCCCTCCTATCGTGCTACTGATCTTATGCAAGGCGTTAGACAACAAGCATTTCCACCTAAAACACAGTTCCAACAAGATGTTGCTTCAAGCTTTAGCCCATTAGATGTTTTGCGTGGTAAGACTACTGGTGGTCAGTTGATCTTTGGTGCGGCTGATTTGATGGCTCAAGGAATTAAAGGCGGTTTAAGTAAACTTGGCTTGTCTGATGAATACCTTGGTATTGATCGCAATAAACCAGTACCAGTTGCTACGCCTACTCAATCTATTAGCGATATCCTAAAAGGCACTGCTAAAATTGCCACACAGCGCCCAGGACTGCTTCTTGGTACTTTGGGTACTGGTTTACTTGACCCTACAAACTTGGTGTTACCAGGTGCTATGCAGAAATCTCTTGTTGCCGCAACTCCTGTTGCAATAGCTAAAGCGGTTCCAAAAACTGTTGCGTTGGCACAAAATATTGCCGCTGGTGGTGGTACTGCCGCACTAACTTCTGCCGCAGCACAACAAGCTACTACGGGAACTATTAATCCTGAACAAGTATTCAATGAAGCGGCTGTTGGTGGTTTGTTGACTACTCCTACTGCTCTTTTAGGTGGAGTTACTACACCTAGAACGCCTATGGTTTTAAACCAAAAACAACAAATTGCACAAACCGCTATTGACCAAGGTGCAGTTTTACCTCCAACACAGGTTAACCCATCAATAGCAAATATATTGCTTGAGGGATATTCTGGAAAAGTTTCAACAAAACAAGCCGCCTCTATTAAAAATCAAGATTTGGTTAATGCACAAGCCCGTAAGACTCTTGGTTTACAAGAAGGAACTCCAATTACATCTCAAGTATTGAAAGACTATCGTGATGTTAAAGGCCAAGCATACGAAGCACTAAGATCAAATCCCGCCTACTATGCAGATAAGCCATTTTTAACTGATTTAAATAAGAGAACCGCTGACATACAAAAACGAGGAGGAATTGTTAAATCAGCAGATGAGTTAAATCTTTTAAATGAATTAAAACAAATGCGTTTTGATGGCGATGGTTTAGTCGAAAAAATTAAAGTTTTGCGCTCTGAAAGTGATGTGAATTTCCGTGCAAATGATGCCGATAAATTACGTTTAGCCCAAGTACAGAAATTTGCGGCTGACCAACTTGAAGATTTGGCAGAGCGTAACTTAGTTAAGTTTGGTCAGCCAGATGTAATGAGCAACTTTAAACAAGCTCGTCAAGATATTGCAAAAAGCTACACAATTGAGAAGGCATTGAATGCCGCTTCTGGAGATGTATCTGCGGCTGTATTGGGTCAACGTGCCAAATCAGGAAAAATAGTTCCTAGCGAAATGCAAGCATTAGCTAATGCGGCTGCGACATATCCAGAGGCCTTTGGTAATGTTGCAAGGATTGGGGGTTCTCCTGGAATCAGTCCTTTAGATTTTGGGGCAGCGGCTGTTACTTCTGTAACAACTGGAAAGCCAAGTTTTATGGCCTCTGTTCTTGGAAGACCTTTGGTGCGTGAAGCAATTACTAGCCCAATGTATCAAAGAAATATTCTCAATGGATCACAAACACCAGGCTTGCTCAACAGGATTACCTCTAATCCTATGACTAACTATGGTTTAGGCCAGTTACCTGAGTATGGTACTGAGCGTTTCTTGCTTCCTAGATAACATGAAAGACTGGCTGCTTGCATTCATTGCGGCAGTCTGTGTCGCTTGCTTTGTCATCTTTTGTAGTTACATCATTCTTTGGGCGTACTTGTGAAATGGTTAGTTTTATTGCTCATTGGTTTTATTTTTTGGGCAAGTGCAAAGCCCCCATGTATCGTCACAGACTTTTATAAGCTGAGTTGGATTGGTGAACCTACACTGAGGCACATGGAGTTGTCGCGGTGGTTGACCACAAATGGAGATAATTGTTCGTCAGGTGATTTAGCGGGTATTTGGAACAAACTTTCCGAGTGGGCAGGGGTTGCTGATAGTGCTGAGTTGAGGGCTAAAGTTCTTTATTACTATGCAAGGGCTAGGGAGAGAGAAAAGAAATGATTGATTCCATTCGTTTGTTTCCAATGGTTCAGCCTTCTGGATACCCAGATAAGTCTGACGTTGTTGACAAAAAGATGGAAAAGCAACAAGAGCTTCAGCGCACCATGCTAGAACAAAAGACTATGCAAATCGCCATTCAAGACTTAGCCTTTGAGATTTACACAAAGACTGCTGAACAAGAGAAGTTAAGGCTTGAGATATTTCAGAATCGTAAACTGGATATATATGTATGAAACCAATAGTACGAAAGACACCCCAGATGGAAACAAAAGAAAAGTTGACGCTGTGGGTCACATTAATGGTCAGCTTCACCCTGTGCATCTCTGTTTTAGCCATGGTGTTCTCCTTTCTCCTTGGTCTGTGGGCGAAAGAAGTAGACAACGCAGAGATATTCAAAATGATTTCACCCGCTTTTTCTACTCTTATCGGAGGCATGATTGGCTTCCTATCTGGTATCAAACTAATGCAAAACGAGGATAAAAAATGATCGGACTAGACGCAATTCTCAATATCGGTGGGAAGCTCATTGATAAACTTATACCTGATCCAGAGGCCAAAGCCAAAGCCCAACTTGACCTTGCAAAAATGGCTCAAGATGGCGAGTTGGCTAAAATGGCTAACGAAACCAAGCTCTATGAGACTGAGCAAAACAACCTCACAGAGCGCACAAAAGCTGATATGGCTAGTGACTCTTGGTTGTCCAAGAATATACGCCCTATGACGCTTGTATTCCTTTTGGTGGCCTATTCGGGCTTTGCCATTGCTTCCATCTTTGATTACGAGACTCGTGGTGCTTATGTTGAGCTACTGGGTCAATGGGGAATGCTTGTGATGAGCTTCTACTTTGGTGGACGCACTATGGAAAAAATTGCCGATAGGGTGAAGAAATGAAAGAAAACTGGGAAAAATCTTGTGATCTGGTGCTTGAGTCTGAAGGTGGTTATCAACTGACCACACTTGTTGGCGACTCAGGCGGTCAAACTTATGCGGGTATTGCCCGTAATCCTAACCCTCAGTGGGAAGGTTGGGAGTTGATTGACAAGGGTGAAACACCCCCTAAAGAGATGGTCAGATCTTTTTACAAGGCTAACTTCTGGGACAAGGTTCGTGGCGATGAGCTACCTCTAGGGATTGATTACTTGGTCTACGACTTTGCCGTTAATGCGGGTGTTGGTAGGGCTGTGAAGACTTTACAGTCTGCCGTGGGGACTAATCCTGATGGTGCTATTGGTCCCGCGACTATTGCCGCAGTTAAATCAACCACTGATTTAGTTGAGAAGTTTAGCAATGCCAAGGAAGACTTTTACAAAGGTATTGTGGGACGTAAGCCAGATCAAGTTAGGTTTATCAAGGGCTGGCTCAATCGAGTTGCCCACGTTCAATCTGTTGCAGACACAATGGTGACATAAAGCCAATATCTAATCTGTCACCTATGGCTAACATACCTTCACAGCAAGATGCTGAAATCTTTGCCAAAAGTGTCAAGAAGTACCAGTTACTTTTGAGCCTTTGTGATTGGCGTATAGAGAGAGGCTCGAAACCCGCAAAGCAAGCCATGGCCTCTGTAG